AGAGTTTATGAATAAGCGAATCAAGGAAATTGATGCTAAAGGTACTTTTAGTAGTGATGATGAAGTAGGGTTTTTCTTTGAGAGACTTAAAATGTTAAATGATATGTTAAGACCATACAATGTTAAACTATGAGTGAAATAGCCCCAAAAAAGAAAAAAGGTGTACAATACTTTACTCAAGAAACAGAAGATGCTATTGTAAGGTATAATAAATCAACTAATCCTTTAGAGAAAGAAAAAATATATCATAGATATATTCACTATGCTTTCTTTAAATTAACCGAAAATATTATCCATACTTTTAAATTCTACTATACTGAAGTAGAAAACATTGAGGATCTTCAACACGAGGTAATTACCTTCCTTCTCTCTAAAATGCACTTATACGATCAAACTAAAGGATCAAAAGCATACTCTTACTTTGGTACAATCGTAAAACGATATTTAATTATATCAAATACACGAAACTACAAGCGTAGAATTGATAAAGCACCAGTTGAAGGAGTAGAAGAGGACGAACGCCACTCATACGTTATTGATGAAACCACAGCGAGCGACCCTCACCAAGATAAACTTTCTATATTTATAGACCTTTATACTGAATATTGTACCGAAAATATCTTTGAATTGTTCGCTAAAGATGAAGATGCTCAAATAGCAGACGCGATTTTGGAACTATTCCGTAAAAGAGAAGATATAGACGTATTTAATAAGAAAGCTCTATACATTTATATTCGTGAGCAGGTTGATGCTAAAACACCTAAAATTACTAAAATAGCAAATCAGCTGTACGATATACGATATATTTAAACGCAACTATATCTATTATCTAGAGCACGGTTATGTAGATTTTAAATAACTTAGTATTTATAACTATGAGCCAGTTTGATAAAATAGTATTTGGTAAGAAAAAATTCTCGGATTTATTAGAAGAGATTTACAATAACCAACAGAGAAAAGATAAGCAGGTAACTGCTCTTATCAAGGAACTGCAACCTATGATTGAAGAAATAGGTGATGCTACTCTTATTGTTCCATTAATTAAAGAATATATGGAAATAGGGGTTAAAAACGATGACCTTTTAATTAAAATGGCTGCTTTAGCACAACGTGCTATGAACAATGAGGGTGGAGAAAGCGCACTAGGTATATCAGATGAAGAAAAACAACAATTACTTGACGAGATAAGCAAGTTTAAATCTGAGTAATAATGGCTAAAACTACTAGGGCTAATTCTGCTATTGGAGCCTTATTTGATGGGTCTACCTCTACTTTTACTTTTAATGCTAAAACAGTAGGTAGAGTAGTTAGTATTGTTTTAGATGAAACCCATCCACGTTTTAAAGAACTTGGAGAATGGAACAGTTTAGGTTCTGTAGAATATATTCCTGTAGATAAACCAATCCCTCCTTCCCAAATATACCCAGTTGCTAGACCTATTGATTCTAGTATGAAAAACTTCCCTCTTATAAATGAGATAGTTTTTATATCATCTTTACCTGATACTAATATAGGAGAATTTGCTAGTTCAAAAACTCCATATTATATGAATATTGTAAGTGTTTGGAATCATCCCCACCATAATGCTTTCCCACAAAACTCTAATATACTCCCTCCTTCTCAACAGAAAGATTATGTTCAAACTGAATTGGGTAGTGTAAGAAGAGTAACAGATCAATCAACTGAAATATTTTTAGGTAGAACTTTTGTTGAACGAGGGAATATTCATCCTCTTTTACCATTTGAAGGAGATAAAATTATAGAAGGTAGATGGGGTAATTCAATCCGTTTTGGTTCTACAGTTACTGGTTCTATAAATACTTGGTCTTCAACAGGTCAAAACGGAGACCCTATCACTATATTTAGAAATGGGCAAGGAGTTCAAACCGATGAAGGATGGATACCTACTGTAGAAGATATCAATAATGATGATTCTTCTATTTATTTAACTTCTACCCAAAAAATACCTTTAGAGGCATCTAGTACTTCTTATTCGAGCTACTCTTCTAACCCCCCAACCACTCCAAATGAGTATGCTGGTAAACAACTTATTCTAAATTCAGGACGTTTAGTATTTAATACAACTGAAGATCATTTACTTTTGTCTTCTAAACAAACAGTAAATATCAATGCTATAAATGGCTTTAATATTGATTCACCACAGTCTGTGATTCAATCCAATAGCGTGTTATTAGGTGGAGTTAATGCGGTAGAACCCGTACTTAAAGGTGATACTACTATTAATGTATTAGTAGGTCTAGTTAACCAGTTACAAGCATTAGCTATTGCTTTACAAACATCAACTGATCCTGCTGTTAATGCAGCTGCTGCTCAATTAACTCCTCAATTAGCTATTATTCGTACTCAACTACAAACTACAACTAAATCACAAGTAAGTAAAACATTGTAATGGCTGGGATTGATATTAATACTATACTGAGTGCTTTACCTGAAGATAAAAGGGTAAAAGGTTTACAAAAATTAGGACAACTCCTTATCCAAAAAGGAGTAGAATTAGAAGACCAACTAACTCCAGCTTTAACTAGCCTTGTCTCTCAATTTACTCCAGGTACATGTCCTGATTCTGTTATTTTACAATCTATAATTGAGAAACGAAACTATAGAGACAACAACAGCTGCCTTTACAGGAGTATCTAGTTTTTTAAATATACTAGTTTTAGCAGTTTCTAATATAAAAAATATTAGAACAGGATTAAGTCAAGCTACTAAACCCACCCCAGTTGTACCTGGAGCTGTAGTTTCAGTTATTAATGATTTAAGTGATGCATCTGATAGAATAACATTTGATAATTTAGGTAATTCTAAACTTCAACAACAAAAGGATAGAATAGAGAGTTTAGTTATTCCTATAGCTTTATTTTCTAAGACAGTCCAAAATATAATTGCCTCTCTTAGTTCTCTAGATGCTTTAATTGTAGCTTGTGATTCAACTACTCCCTTAGAACCTGTCTCACAAATTATAACACAGACAGCTACTAACCAAACCCAAGCTGATGAGAATGAAGGTTCTTATCAGGGATTTATTTTTAAAATAGAAGAAGTACCTTTTAGCTCTACTGTTAATCGTAGAAAAGCAATAGCATTAAATCAATCAGGTATTCCTTTACTTGAAACACCTTTATCATTTACAACAAACACTCAAACATTAATCGATGAACTTAAGCTAATAATTGACAGAGACAATTTAAAAGCTTACTAAATTCAATATTTATAACAGATGAAACCAAGTGAATTAAAATCATTTATCAAAGAAGCAGTTAGAGAAGCTATCCAAGAGGAACTAAAAGACATCCTTTTGGAAGCAGTTCGTGCTCCTAAAGCACCAATCCAGGAAGCTTATCAAATGCATCCTGTGACTGTTAATGCAACTACTACCCAAACCCCCGCTAAATCACCAGCTGAAAAAAGAGCTATGATGGAAAGTATTATGGGTGATATGAGAAGAGGACAAGACACCCTTTCATTCAACTCAGCTGATGCTAGAGGAATGGGTGTAACCGCTAATACTTTACAAGTAGCCCCAGGTATGAATACATCAGGTGAAGGTTCAAAATTACCTGAGGGTAATGTAGGTTTAGACATGATTATGGGTCTAATGAATAAGAAATAATGGCATTCGGAGCACAAAAGATATTTCCAATTGACACCAAACCAGGAACGGCTGTTGGTGTTGCTATACCTTTTAATGCTCCAGGTGTCTTTTTTTCTACCTATACTACAAAAGATGCTGTTAGAAATAATTTATTAAACTTTTTTCTAACAAACCCCCCAGAAAGATATCTTAATCCTACATTTGGTTCAGGTTTAAGAGCTTTTATTTTTGAACAAATTACTGCTGGTAATTTAGATGGGCTTAAAGAAAATATCCAATTTCAACTAAGACAGTATTTTCCTAATGTAGTCATTGGAAACTTAGATATTATTAGTAGCCCCGACTATAATACTATAACTGTATCTTTAACTTATAATGTTATAGATACTGCTATATCAGATGAAATACAAATAGCATTTAACTAATGGCTGTAAGACGCAACATACAATACCTTAATAAGGACTTTACTGAGCTAAGAGCAAGTCTTATAGACTATGCTCGTACCTATTTTCCTACAACTTATAATGATTTTTCTCCTTCATCACCTGGTATGATGTTTATGGAGATGGCAGCCTATGTAGGTGATGTCCTTTCATTCTATCTTGATAACCAAATTCAAGAAAACTTCTTACAGTATGCTCGTCAAACAAATAATTTGTATGAGTTAGCTTACATGTTTGGTTATAAACCAAATGTAACCCAAGTTGCTACAGTTGATATAGACTTTTACCAGCAGGTGCCTGCTAATCCTTCAACTAATGCCCCTGATTTTAATTATGCTTTATTTGTTCCTGCTAACACTACAGTTATAGCAGGCACTCCCTATAATGTATCTTTCTTAATAGAAGACCCAGTAGATTTTAGTGTTTCTTCTTCAGGTGATCCTACTGAAATAACCGTTTATCAAACCGGACAAGTTTCTGTTAATAATGTTGATTATTATCTTTTAAAGAAAACTCGAAAAGCTATTTCTTCAACAATTAATACTACAACTTTTTCTTTTGGGGCTCCTGAACAATTCTCTACTGTAGCTATTACAGCTGATAATATTGTGGGTATTTTAGATATAGTAGACTCAGATGGTAATATTTGGTATGAAGTAGATTATTTAGCTCAAGATACAGTTTACGACTCTATTAAGAATACTAATACTAACGATCCAAATCTATCACAATATCAAGGTGATACTCCTTATCTTTTACAACTTAAAGAAGTACAAAGAAGATTTACAACTCGTTTTTTAAGCACAACTACCCTTCAATTACAATTTGGTGCCGGAACCTCAGCAGATACTGATGAGGAAATTCTACCAAACCCTGATAATGTTGGTTTAGGTTTACCATTTGAAATAGATAAGCTTACAACGGCATTTGCTCCTTCAAACTTTGTATTTACTAAAACATATGGTATAGCCCCGTCAAATACCACTTTAACAGTGAGATATTTAACAGGTGGTGGGGTTGGTGCAAACGTACCTGCTAATACAATTAATGCAGTTAATGCCGGAAATATCCAATTTTTAAACTCTAATATAACTAACACAGGGTTAGCTAATACTATATTTAATTCTTTAGTAGTTAATAACTCAGCAGCAGCTGATGGAGGTGGAGATGGGGATACAATTGAAGAAATTAGACAAAATGCTTCTGCTAATTTTGCTACACAACTTCGTAATGTAACCCAAGACGATTATTTAGTTAGAGCACTTTCTCTCCCAGCTAAATTTGGAGTAATATCTAAGGCGTATATTGAACCTACTAAAGCTGAATCGGTTGCATCTGGGGCGGCTGCTTCAATACTTGATTTATATATTCTTTCTTTTGATTACCAATCTAAATTAAGAACTGCTTCTTTAGCTCTTAAACAAAATCTATCTACTTATCTTTCACAATACAGAATGGTAAATGATTCAATAAACATTAAAGATGCGTTTATTATTAATATTGGAGTTAATTTTGATATTATAGTACTTCCTAATTTTAACTCAAATGAAGTACTTACAAAATGTATTGTAGCTTTACAAGACTTTTTTGCTATTAAAAATTGGCAAATTAATGAACCTATTATCTTAAGAGATTTATATGTTCTTTTAGATAGAGTTGAAGGAGTTCAAACAGTAAAAAATATTACTATTTCAAATAAAGTAGGAACAGCTTTAGGATACTCTCAATTTGCTTATGATGTAACTGGGGCTACAATCAATAATGTAGTTTATCCTTCACTTGATCCTATGATTTTTGAAGTAAAGTACCCTAACACAGATATTCAAGGTAGAGTAGTAAACTTATAAGACAATGGCCGTATACAAGATTTTTGCAGAAAAAGATGCTACAATGTATTCTTTATTCCCTGAAATGAACACAGGGATAGATGAAATATTAGATGTTTCTAATCTTAATTTAGCTCAAGACACTAATGCTCAAGTAGCTAGACATTTAGTTAAATTTAGTCAAGAAGATATTAATAGTGTCTTGTCTTCTTTAGTAAAAAATTCATCTTGGGAAGCTCGTTTTAAACTCTACATAGCTACAGCCCAAAGTATTAATCTTGACTATGAATAACTGCTTCTTATAATGGCACCAATAGAGGAGGAGGAAACTGGTATGTTCTCCCTTCAGCTAGTCAAACTTTTACTTACCATTCTGATAAGGATTTAAATGTTAATGTAACTAATATTGTTACAAACTGGAGTAGTAGTACTTTTGCTAATGAAGGATTTTTAGTTAAATGGGAAGATGTTATTGAATTTAATTCAGCTAAAGCGGTACAACCTGTACTTCAATACTATTCAGTAGATACACATACAATTTACCCTCCAGTTTTAGAAATTAAGTGGAATGATTTTAGATATGTTACTTCTTCAGGTATCCAAGAAATTGGTACTTCTCAGTTGTATGCTTCAATAATGAATAATGATGGATTCTTTTATTCTTCAAGTGTTCAGCAATTTAGAGTAGATTGTCGCCCCCAATTTCCACCAATTATATTCCAAACTGCCTCTATCTATACCACTAATTACTACTTACCTACATCCTCTTATTGGGCTATTAAGGATTTAGATACTAACGAGTATGTGATAGATTTTGATACTACTTATACTAAGTTAAGCGCTGATACTACCTCTAGCTACTTTACAGTTTATATGAATGGTTTACAACCTGAGAGATATTATACTATTCTAATCCAAACTACAGTGATACTTCTTTTACTCAACTTGTACAACCTGTTACTACTCTTACAGGCTCAGCTCTACCTACAGTAAATCAATTTTTTGATTATTATAATCAGTTATTTTTTGATATACCTAAACTTGGAGAAACCAATTCTCATGAGTATCTTATCAAGACTAGTACAGAATATATAGGCGCTTCAGCTATAGTGAACGATGAGCTACAAGCCCTAATAGACGAAATTACTGGGTTAAGACAAGAGAATTTAGATCTACAACAACAATTATTAAGTTCAATAACAGGATCAGTTAATGGCTAAGACAGTAAATATAACCAACATTCCTTCAAATTTTTTTGAACTTCAAGACTACTCAATTCAAGATGATGTTCTTATATCTAATCTTACTGTAGATTCTAATTTTGATCCTTTAGAAAATTATGTATCTTATTTTATATATAATTTAAATAATGAGATTATATATTCTAATGAATCTAATTTTAGTGGGTGGGCCTATATTAATGGTCAAGTAACTTTAGATCCCCAAGCTGATTTAGAAAGATTAGGTTTTGTAGATGGTAATTATAATACATTATATACTTTCTTAAATAATGAAGCTTCTAGTTCCATTTTTAATAGATATTATATTGATGAAATATCTCCTAATAGAACCGAAATTAGACTTAATACTACTCAGATACTTAATAATGATGTAGTAAATGGAGCTAACAGTTTAACTACGAAAGTACAATCTAGTTTAGGTACTTATTTTGATTTTTATCTTAATTTTGTCTTAATTAAGTTATATGAATCTCTACCACTTGAATTTTCATTAAAAGACGAATGTTGGATTGTTACCCAAGTAGCAGATCCTATTGCTTATAATATTAATATTATTGAGGTATTTGAGCCTATAAGTGATTTTACTTATTTAAAAGGTCCTAATTTTAATTTAAATCTTAAAGACCAAATAAATAATTCCACAGCATATACTAATTATGCTACTTTATCATCATCGTCTTATGCTACAGGTTCTACTAATTTACAATATCAAATTAATAGTATTTTAGCTGAACGTGGGATTGAAATAAATGTTGATTATTCTGAGTATAGTAATTTTATATATTTTTCTTCGGCGTTAACTCGTTTAGAAAATTTTTACTATAAACTTCAACTTATTGAAGAATATACTTATAGTGCTAGTCTAACTAATCCACTATTACCATCAAATACTTATTCTAATAATAGTAAAAATATTTGGGAAGAAAAAATTAATGAAATTATAACTACTTTTGATGGTTATGATTATTACTTATACTACGAATCAGGTTCAACAGCTTGGCCTAAAACAAATTCTACTTACCCCTATACTAACTACTCAGTTACTTCTTCCCAAGGTTTAACTTGGTTAGGAAGTATTAACCCTGCTTCTCTCTATTACGGGGGTCAATCAGTAGTAGCTTTAGATTATGATGATAATAATAATAACGCCTTAATCAATGCCGTTCCTTCTTACTTAAGAGAAGATGAAGCTAATGCTCAATATGAACTGTTTATTGAGATGTTAGGTGAAATGTTTGATAATATTTGGATTTATTATCAAGATGTTACCAATAAGTTTAATGCTGATAACCGTTTACAATATGGTGTTTCTAAAGATTTAGTAGCCCAAATTTTAAGGGATTTAGGTGTCAAAATCTATGAAAGTGGATTCAGTTCAGCTGATTTATACACTGCTTTACTAGGTGTTACTCCTTCAGGTAGTGATTTCCCATTCCCGTACATGACAGGTTCTTTACCTACTCCTACAGGGTTTGAATATGTTAATACTTCTATTTCAGCTTCAAATGAAGCTGTTCCCTTAGAAGACATTGAAAAATCTTATTATAAAAGATTATACCACAACTTACCTCTTCTTTTAAAGAAAAAAGGTACAACAACTGGTATTCAGGATTTAGTTACAGCTTATGGTATTCCTTCTACTATTTTAAGAGTAGCTGAATTTGGTGGGAAAGATAAAGACGAATCAAACGATTGGGATTACTACAAACAAAGATATAATTATAAGTTTAATACTAAATCTAATGGTTGGATTCAAACTGATTGGGCTTTAAATAATAAATGGGGAGTAACTCCTGCTAAATCACTTGAATTCCGCTTTAAAACCCCAGGTATAAACTCAGCTATAACTTTTCCTAGTCAATCTCTTTGGAGTTTAGATAATGGATCACAAGTTAAACTTGTTTTGGAATACACTGGCTCAGGTTATACCTCAGGTTCATATAGTGGTTCTATAGCTAATCCTTATAATGAATATGCTAATTTAAAGCTTATAATAGGTTCAAATTCGGCAAGTGTTTATCTACCTTTCTTTAATGGAGATTGGTGGTCAGTAGGTGTAACAGTAAATCATACAAACGATCCTGCTAATTTTACTTTATATGCGGGTGATAGCATTTATAATGGTAATGATGGTTCTACTATAGGATTTATAGCTTCATCTTCTATAAACACTAGTACTTCAACCTGGAATGGGGGGATTACTTCGTACTTCCCTTCGGATTCAAGAAATTCTATAGGTAATTATAGAGCATTTACAGGTTCTTATCAAGAAATAAGATATTATACTGAGGTTATAACCGATTCAGTATTTAGAGATTATATAATGAAGCATGACTAAATGGAGAGTGATTCATTAAATCCGGATTTGACTGCTCTAGCATTTAGAGGATCTTTAGGAGGTGAGCTATATACTGGTTCGGTTTCAATCCACCCTAAAGTAACAGGATCTTGGG